TTGCCTTGGTCAGCGAGGTCCAGCATGACCTTGCAGAACTCACGGCTCGTCCTCTTATCCTTGTTACTGAATCCTGCCGCCCAAGAGTATTTGTAGCGGACCTCCAGCACGGGTTCATCCGTTGGCTTGGCTCCTTCCTTGGCGATTTGGTCCACGGCCCTTGCGATGGGGTAACGGTCTTTTGTGATTAGGTAAGCGACCCGCTTGGCGACTTTCGCCTTGCTGACCCCGAACTCCTTGGCCATTTCTTCCACGCTTGCGTCCCGATTCTTCTTGCGGTACTTTTCAATTTTCTCGTCAAGTTCTTTTTCTTCCTCGCCCAGTTCAGCGAAGGCTTGACGCACTTGGTCGTCTAAGTCGGTGTCAAAGCGCATTGGCTTGGAGTGCATGACAACATAGTCGTCCGCATTGCTCCCAAACTTGCTTGCGACCACCTCCAAGACCTTGAACTCCTCGTCCCCCCATCCGTAGTCCTCGTCGTCTTCTTCGCCCCACATAGGCTCGGAAAACGCTTGCTCCTGCACACCGAGCAGGGTGTTCACTTCGTCGGGGGTTAGACCGAAACCAGCGGATAGCATCGTGCGGGCCATCTCCAAGGTGATTTTTTCTTGGGCGTAATGGCGGACGATTCGCATGAGGTTTTGGTACTCACGGCCCGACAATTTCTTGATGTTATCGTTGCTCATGACTGCGGGCGTTTGTGGAACCTCGTCGGGTTGGGGATTGGGTCCAACCACATCGGCGGGTTGCTTTTCCAACGCAGGGAGTCCCGCTTTTTCCCGCAGTTCTTCGGGGGTCATAATGGTCAGCAGGGCTTGCTCGGATAGTCGCTCGGTGATGGGTTCCACAGGGATAAGTTCCATACCCTCCACGCCATTGAACGAGCCCAAGTAGTTCATCATCCGCTCCACCTTCCGCACTCGGTCGTTCACATAGGTAGCCTTGAATAGTTCGTACGCCTCCACCAGTTCCTGCCGTCCACCAAGTTGGCCTTCGGTCTTCACGCCAAAGAGCATGGGGTTTACGACACGGTGCGAGATAAAGATTTCGGACTGGATGGCCTTGTTGAGAATCTCAAACTGCTTGTCCATGTCGCTCGGGGTCAGCGGTTCAAGCGTCGGGGCTTTGCTGACATCATCATTAAAAGTCACCACAAAGCGTCCAGCATTATCGGTCCCCGAAAACTTGCGCTTGATTTGACGCTCAATGTCGCCCTGTTCTTCGGGTGTCGGGATGCCGTTGTTGAAGTTGATTAAATACCCACCCCAAAAGTTATTGCGCAGGTTGTTGTTGTGGAAGTTCGCCACCTGCACATCCGCTTCAATCCAAGCCAAGCCTCCCATGTATTCGGGTAGCGGGTAGGACTTAACGCCTGCAGCATAGACCCTGTAATAGAACAACTGCTTGCCAATACGGTTGTCAGCATCAAAGGCGGGAATCTTTTCGACATCCCCGATTTTGGGGTAGAGTTGGACCATTGCATCGTCGTACCAATCGGCCACTTGGAACATCCGCTCGTCCTTGTCCACACGAATCTTTTCAAAGGGAATGTGCTCCATTTTCGCAATGGTTCCCATTTTATTCCATGTCACCGCAACCGCAAACCCGTTAAATAGTTCCAAGTCAAGGACGAGTTTCTCGGTGATGTCGTTTAGGTCGTCATGCTCGCTCAACCCGTCAAAAAACTTGGCGTAGCGGGCCTGCTGCTCCACGGTCATCTTCTCGCCTGGTTGCCATCCACCGCCCACGATGTAGTTCACCTTCCCGTTGACGATGGCATTGTGCTTGCTGCTTCGGCGGTAGTTGTCCAGCAGATAGTAGGGGTACTCGTTGAACGCCCCATAAGTGATGTACTTGCCCGCTTTATTTTCAAGCATCACGGGGACCTTGTGTTCAATACCCAACCATTGGGTGAACGATTGTTTGACGCTGCTCATAGTGTATGTACGGTGAAGTTGAGGGCCGAAATCGTGATAGCACCGCCATCGTTCACGGCGTTGATGTAGATGGTGAACTCGTCGTTCAGCGCACCTTGCAGAACGGCTTCAATCGTAACCGCATGGCCGTTGTTGTGGCCCGTGGTAATGTCGGTCATGGACTGCGGAATGATGGTTCCGTTCTTGGCGATGTAGATGATTATTTGGTTGCCGTTCCCCTGCGAGAACACCATGCTTGCCGACACCCGCAAGGCCGCACTCGTTGTCCCCGTGTAGGTGATGGCGGTGGTTGTGCGTGAAAAGTTGTAGGTTGAAAGCAGCCCCGATTTTAGCGGGGTTGTCAACTTGACGGCTTGCCCTTGGGTCGGGGTGAAATTCTTGGATTCGTCCAGGTACAGGTTGGCCACGCCACGCTCTCGGTCCAAGGTGGCGGTATCGGCAAGGTCATCGAATAGTCCACCCACACGGGCGGCGGTGTTCGCTCCTGCGGCGGTTTCGGATGTGATGGTGGCAGCAGATGCTACCAACTGACTGCGGGTTTGTACGCTCATGCGAAGGATTGGTCAAAGGTGGAATCAAACACTCGCTCATCGGACGAACCGAAGACGGTGTACTGGATGGAATTGGCGAAGGTGTTGAAGGTGAGCGAAACTACTTGGACATAAGCCAAGCCCGTTTCAACCACCGCAACGGCTGCACCAACCGTGCTACTGGTATCGTAAACTTCATAACGATACGAGCCTGTTTCAAGCGACCCCACGGTAAGCGAAAATTTGTCATAGCGGTTCGTGTAGGAAGAAAGGTTGGCCGATTTCAGCAGGGTGAAGTCAGTCGTGGCGTTCTTGGCGATGTTCGTGAGCCGCAAGATGTAACGGTCCCCCGATGAGGCCCGCTGCGTCCAAGTGACGACGATGGTGTTGGTAGAATTGGGGGATAGGTAAATCACGCTATCCCTAAATGTAGGATGCGCCCGAATTTCACAATTTGCGCCCGATGCTTCGGTAGAGTTCGGCCCTGCGCTCGGCGGTCTTGGTTATGTCAAACCGCTCCCTTACATCCTTGGACAACTGCATGGCAAGCCCCTTGGCGTAGTCGGGTTCGTTCACAAACTTCCTCACCGCCTTATACCAAGCGTCTTTCTTGCCGTAGGGTATGAGCAACCCGTTGTGGCCGTGCGTGATTATGTCGGTGTAGGGGATGGTTTCGGATGCGATTATCGCCTTGCCCATCCAGCCTGCTTCAACGACTTTCAACTCCGATTTGAGGCGGTTGAACTTGGTATCTCGGAGCGGGGCGATAGTGGCGTTGATGAAGTTGTAGCCGCCCACATAGGAGTAGATGTCCGCCGCTTGGATGCGTCCGTAGTTCTTGTTTAACCCCCTGCACGATAGCATCCGCTCGTAGTCATCGTAAACGGCGTTCCCATCGTTCCACCCGCCAAGGTAGATTTTGTAACGGCCGTCAAGGGAACGGTCATGGGCCAGCAGGGAAAACGAATGCTCCACGAGTGCAATGTCCTCCTGATGCTGCGCCCCTCCGAACCAGCCAATCTTGAACAGGTGCGGTTCGGGTTCGGCCGTTGTGTCAGGGAGGTACTGCTGATATGCTTCGTACGGCTCATTCGGCAGGATGGTAACGGCCTTGTTCAGCAGGCGAATCTTCTGCGCCAAGTGTTCCGTGGTCGTGGTCACATGGTCGGCCAAGCGGATGTGTTCTCGGATTTGCTCGTCAAGTTTGGTGGACAAATAGTGCCGATACATGATGTGGCCCGATTCCAGCACCCAGTAGTCATCAAGGTCCAAGATTACCTTCGCCCCAAAGGCCGTCAGAGCCTCGTAAACCTTACGAATTTGCTCCAAGGTACCTTGACACCAAAGACGATTGAAAAGCCACACATCGACCGTCTTTAGGTCTTCATCCTTGACATTGGCGATGTTGTCCACGCAGACATAATCGAACTCCGTGTAGTTGTCGCCAAGGTAGGCGTTTGGCATCTCCAAGCGGTAGAAAGAACACCCCGTTGGGTGAGCGTTGTAAACGATGCAAATTCTCATGCCCAAAGGTACAAAAAAAAGGGCCACCCCTTGCGAGATGGCCCAGACCACTAAACCATTGCGGGCGTATGAGAACCCGCAGGTCAAAGATAGTTACCCGCCCGCTATTTGCGCCGTGCTAACTGCAAATACCGTGGTAGCGATGTTCAGCATAGAGTTCGGCTCCATGCCCGAAAGCGTGATTTCGTAGCCGCTACGGTCACCGAATGCAGTCCCAGTTCCCGCCGTTCCAGCGGTCATCTCCAACCCGTTTGCAGCCCCAAGGAACCAGTATTGGTCGTTGTTGTCCTGCACGATGACATAGACCCTTGCCCTTGCGAGCAGGAGCAGTTCGTTGCGGACGGTGGTCTGCAATTTGTTGATGGTAAATGTTACTTCAGGGGCGTAGAAGATGGTCCCATTTTCGCTTGATGCGGTGATGGTTTCGGTCATGCTTGAGGTCGCCTTTGTGAGGTCGTACTCAAACCAAGACCCCGATGTAGAGGTCGGGATGAAGCCCGTGACCTGGCCGCTTAGGTTCGTTGAAACCGAGCCACTTGGGACGAAGGCTTTGACAAAGACAGTTTTGATACCGCCAACCGAGTTGCGGCATCCGAGGGCGTAGCCCGTAGTTAAGGAACAAGACATAGTGTATATTTATTTTGTGAGTTGCAAGAATAAAAAGCGGGGGGCAGTTACCCGCCCCCCTTACACTTAGGCCAATCTCCAGTCAACAACGAGGTCTGGATACGCTATGTTCACTCCAATTTTTAGGGCACACTGAAAGCGTACTTCGTCGTTATCGCGTGACCAAAACAGTTCAAAACGCTCTTCGTCGGAAAGCAAATCGGTCCCATAGAAAAAATTACCTAAGTAACTGCAAACCATGCGGTTGTAACCAAGCAAACCTGGGACTGCAACTACACGGACATTAGTACCAGGGTAGATGATGTCACCATCGGCCAACCCTTGCAGGTCAACTTGGTTGTATAGCACATTGGCGGTTGACTTGAACGCTCCAATCAAGGTGCGGAAAGTGTCCCAGCCGCAGAAGATGACAAGGTCATTGCGGGTCAAGATGGCCTGCGGGATGCGGTTGTAGATGTTGTCAAAAATGCTGATGGCGTTGCCCGTGGTGATACCAGTGGAGGCAGACACGGCAGCGGTGTTGCCCGATACGGTAGAACCCGATGCAGCGTTCAAGATTGTCAGCAAACCAGTCACCAGGGTAGAACCTGACCAGATTGCGTTCTCCAAAGCCTCGGCAATGCGGAGGGCTTTCTGCTCTGCGTAAGCCTGCTCAAAAGGAACTCCGTCGTAGGTAGAGCCTTGCGTCAACTGGGTTTGCATCCAGTATTGTTCCAAGGAGCGAGGGCAAAGAGCCTCTTGAATTTTCAAGGGAGCGACGGTGATGGTACGCTGCGTGAATGTGGTTGTACCCGAAGCGGCACCTGCGACATTCCATCCGCAAGCCGTTCCTGATTGGAAGGCAGCATCGGTGTCCATGAGGTTGAGGGTAGCAGCCGACTTGATGCCCACCTGCTTGGTGAACAAAGATGCGGTGCGGGCGGAGAATACCGCCTTGGTGATGAGGGGCAACCGCTCCTGGTCGGTGTAAGCGGTTAGCGATGCTAATGAAAATGCCATGGCTTTTTGTTTGGGGGGTTAAAGATTAATTGGATTTTTTGAGAGTTTGGATTGCTTGGGCGAGGGCGTTGAAGTTCTGCGTTGCGGCGGTCTTCCGTTGCTCCACAATAGCGGAGGCGGTTGGCTTGGGGGCTTCCGATGGGAGTTCGGCGACCTTCTCCACGATGTCGGTCATGGTTTCCATCTGCGAGGCAAATGCGGACATTTTCTCCTTCATTTTACCCATTTCAGCGTAGGCGGCCTTCAGTTCTTCCATGATGCTGACGAGGTGCTTCTTGACGATTTCCTCAACCATCAATGGGTCCACCATCGGATAGCCTTCGGCGATTTCACTCACCACTTCACCTGCAACTTCGGGGGTTATCTCAGCAGCAACGGCGACTTCCTCGGCGGGTTCTGGGGCTTCGGCTACAACGACTTCGGTGATTTTGCCACCTTCGGTCTTGATTGTACCAACGCCCTCGACTTGATGCTCTCCGTCAGGAGCGGGCAGGGTTTCGTCTTCGGTGATGACATAAACGGCTGTACCTGCAACGAGGTCGCCGTCCACTCGGACAACGGTTCCATCTACCAACTTGTAGTCGGCAAAGGATTGCTTTTGGGTTGTGAACTTGCGGAGTTCAGTCCGCAAAGTGTCAATGGCTGCTTTTAGGTTCATAGATTAAAGGGATTTGTAGGTTGGGTTGATATGTTGCAAAAAGTTGGTCAAATCGTCTGCGAGGCCAGCGAGTGCGACCTCAAGTTCCGTGCCTGTGTTCTTCATGCCAAAGAGGCCCTCCACGGAGAAACCCTTGAAGGCGTGGCGGTTCTCCCAAACTTCGTCGTTCTCGACTTTGAAGGACCCGAACCAAGACCCGTCGGGGGTGTCCTCGTAGCCTTTGGGCGCAAGGATGCCCCGCTCGGTGTCGGTGATGTAGGATTCAAACATGAAGACCCCATCCAGTTCAGCATTGTGGTAAGCGTTCACATTGTGCTGGTTTCCCTGCTTGAAGTACTTCTGCACGATTTTGCGGATGGTCGCCTTGTCGAATACGACATAGTACTCCCCGTAAGTGTCATCCTTGCGGTAGATC